TTAGTGCCTCATTTGGTACGATTTGGCCGTTAGTCTTTGGCATAAACATTTCTGGTCCACGTTCACCAACCAAATAACTACGTCCCTTAATAACAGGGCCACCGTTTGCTTTACCGCCACCAAAGAATCCCATAATACTTGATCCTATGTCGCTAAAGAAACTACTGCCACCTGCTGAACTTGCGCCAGCACTAAACATACCTGAAATACCATCTACAAGTGGTTGTGTAATGTTTTTCTTAATAATAGCAAGTGCAATGTCATCAAGTATTTGGTTAAACACATTTTTGAAACTTTCAAGTGCGTTTTTACCTTCTAACAATCCACGAGCAAGTGTGTCAGGTAATGTTTTACTAACTTCTTCCCAACTTTCAAGTATAGTTGCTGTTAGTTCGTCATTACCATACTTTAATTCGCGTAATTTATCTGCGGCTGCTTGTATGCCATTATTTGCTAAGTCTTCTAGTGCCATTTTGTATATTTCAGCACTTTGGTTGTCTGCAAACTCTGCATTTAGTGTTTTTAAGTTGCCTTCTAACTTTTTAGTTGTTGCAATTGTTTCACGTTGGCGTTTAAGTAAACTTTCATAACTGTTAGCGTCCTCTTTTACAGGGTCTTTCTTTTCAACGCCAAGTAACTGGTCTCTTGCTACTTTTAAGCGTTCTATTTCTTTTGTTAGAGCAACAACTTGTGCAGTTTGTTTTTCAGGATCAATAAATGCTTTAAACATTTCACCTGTTTTATTAACTGCAGCAAGTTCTGTTTGAAGTGCTTTAATTTTGTTATTAACAAGTACAATACTATCACTTGCGGTTACTGCAATGTCCTTTGCAAACAGTTCTGTAACTTCACCTAGTGCTAATTGTGCGGCTACAATCTCTTTACGCATATTTTTCATTGCTATGCTTGCATTGTTACCTGCTGAACTTGCTTGTTCATCTAAATGTAAGAACCGTTCAATTAATATATCAAGATCATCTTTTTGTTTTTGTATTTGCTCTAGTACTTTTGCATTAGGTTGTAATATGTTTTCACTATATGCTTTTGCGGCTGCATTTAGTTTTATCTGTGCATCTGTAAGTTCTACTGTTTGTTCTTTAATTGTTTCATTAAGTTCAGCGGTTACACCTTTTGTTTCAAATGCTTTTCTATCTGCGGCTGCTTGTTTTTCTAATGCAGCGGCACTTAGTAATAATTCAACGGTTAAACCTGCTGTTGCTTTTGTTGCAGTGTTGACGTCTGTGTTTAACTTTTTAAACACCAACATACTGCCTGTTTCCATAGCAACAAGTTTTTTCTGTAGTTCTGCCATTTCAGCAAGTAGTGACTTTGCTTCGCCTTTTGCGGCAGCCAACCCTGGTGTTGTAAAGTCTCGTGGTGTAATGCCACCTGGTGAAAACTTATTGATGTCTGCAATTGACAAGTTAAATTCAGACATAATTTTGTCAATTCTGCCTCTAAGTGTTGTCATTTGGGACTCTACCCTTTTACGATATTCTGCAGGGTCTCCCATAATAGCATCAAAGCCTATGCCAGGTATGTTTGATAAGTTAACTAACAGTGTTTGCATTGTGTTAACAGCAACAGAAAAACCACTTAACATACGGTCAATTGCTTCTGCCATAAACTTAGTAAATTGTGCTACACCTTTTAAGAAACTAGCGGCTAGTTCTTTTGTAACTGCTTGTATACCACCGCCACTTTTAATTTTTTCATTTATTTGGTCACGCAAATAATCTGCGGCTTTTTCAATGTCTGGTGCAAGAGCACTAAAGAAACGTATTTTAAGTCCTCTACCAAAGTCAAACAATTCAGCCATTGCGTCATTAGCATCAGCGGCGCCTTTAACCATGTCCTGTGATAGTACAACACCTGCTTCTTTTGCTTTTATAATAATTTGGTCAATTGCATCTGCACCCAAGTTAGCAATGTTAACAAAGTCAACACCCTCAGTATCAAAGGCAGCCATTGCTGTGGCAAGTTTTTGTTCTTGCACAGTCATATCACCCATTTTGCGTATGAACTCATCAAACACGTCAGTACCTTCACGGAAGTTACCGTTTGTGTCCTTCATATTGATGCCCATACGTTGTAGCGGTTTTAGTAGTTCACCTGTGCCCTGTTGGGCTTGTCCTAAACGTCTAAGGAAACGTTGAATACCGACGTTAAATGTGTCCTGTTCAATGCCTACTTCTTTTGCTACTCTACCATACGCTGTTAAGAACTGTGCTGTAACACCTAACTTACTACTAACTTTGTCAATACTATCCAAGTAGTCAAGTGTTTGTTTAGCAAGAACTACAAAAGTGCCAGCCGCCACTGTTCCTGCGGCCGCTACTCCTGTTAATCCTTTAGTTACTGCACCAAAACTTTTAGTAACAGCACTGCTACCAATGCTCTTAAAACTTTTAAGCAGTTTTCTAACTTGTACGTTGGTTTTTTTGGTTTGCTTGTCAACAACGTTAAGACTTGTTTCAATCTTACGAAGTGGTTGACCTGTTTGGTCGGTTGCCTTAATAATAAGTTCATAAGTGCTAGCCATTTTTTATCGTCTCCCCCGTTGTTGACTTTTACGCATTTGTTTTTGCGTTTCGTGTGCTACATATTCGTAGTATTTAGCCCAACCTTGCAACTCAAATGTTTTCATTTGCATTATTTCTTCTACCGTTTTTCCTAAATCACTTGCTAGTTTATATAAGAATAGGATTTCAGGTAGGTTTTTTAGTTTCCCAGTGCGTCATCCGCTTCTTTCTCTGCTTCATCATTCATTGATGTAACAATGCGTAAGATAACGGCTGGGTCAACTGCTCTCATAAGTCTTACTTTATCAGCAGTTTCAAATATCTTTTTACCTTCGGCGTCTTTTGCTTTAATAATTAAACTCATAACTAATGCTTCTGTTTGTTTACCAGACTGTGATAGTTCAATAATTACGCTTTCTTCTGCCATAGTAGTGCTTGGATGCCAATATACATCTAAGTCCCACTCTGGAACTTTAATAGGACCACGTAGGTCACTTGCTAACATTTCTTTGAAATGTGCGGTTGCTCTGTCAATAGCCTTTGTCATATCTTCTTCCTTTTGTTAATATGCTTGTTAATAGCAGGTTGGACAATTCCTTTGCGGTTCTGTCTACTAGAACCTTGGTCAAGGAATGTTATATAGGGTACATTGTTGCCAATAATTTGACCTGAATAATGTAACCGATATTTTGGGGAATATTTCCACCCTCGCATAGCACGGCCGGTACGGCGCGGTGTTAAGTCTTTGATATCATCTTTGATATCTTCTAATAGTTCATCGACAGCAAGTACAACGCTTGCACGAATGTCTTTAATAACGTCCTTACTTGCATTGTACGTTGCCATCGACTCCCCCCATTAGTTTTAGGTATCTTCACTATATGATAGTGGGCCAGTACCTTCAAATGCCATTGAATATTCAACAGCACCATCAAAACTTGCACTTCTTGCAATACTTGTTACGATTGCACTACCATTATAATAAATGAGACCTGCACCTTCGCCCTCAGGATAGAGTTCGAAAGTGATTGTGTCACCCGATTGGATCACCGGTGGTGTTCCGCTTGAGTGTTTTAGTTGTGTGTCGGTGCTGTCCCAATAACCATCTACTGTACCACTAAACGCAGTAAATGTAGATAGGATTTCTCGGGCAGAGCCAGTGCTTGACATAGATGTAACGTCCAATGTTTCCGCTGTTTCTTCAAGTGAGAAACTTGTAACATTAAGGATTTCTACTACACCAGAGCCGCCACTGACGTCCATTTTAACAACGCCGTCAATACCTTTTTGTTCCGCCATGTTTTTCTCCTAGGAATGGCGTGACTACTGTCACTAAATTATGGAGTACCTCTATCATAGAAGTACCTTACCGCAAGCACCATAACCGCTTGTCCATAGGGTGCTGATTCTGCGATCTCTCGTATGCTAACCTCTGCAATTTGAGATTCATAGCAATTACCGTTGAGTGTTGGATCTAATTCAAGTTGTGTTTCAATTGCATCTATAATAGTATTTCGAGATTGA